CACTTTTTTATAGAATTTCACTTTGATATAAGGAAAAAATAAACTCTCTGGAGAAAGAAAAATGGAAACAGCATATGTAATAACATTCTCAGTAATGTTCACTTTGCTCTTTTTTATGGTTGGGGGTATAATAGGTTGGTTGACATACAGGCACCTAATAGAAAATAAACCTCCTTATTTGCATCCAGAGTTCTTTGATGAAAATGGGCAGGTGATCCCTGACGAAATAGTTGCAGTAACATTTGAAAATAGCGATTACAATTATGACGACTACGAAGACGAGGAAGAAGACTGAAGAAACAGTAGCATCTCTTCCTGTTAACCCTTTTGCTTTTGAAGTTTTAGACCTTGCTTCAAAGCAAAGGACAAATGCAAAAAAAGTAGAGGTACTTCAAAAATATGAAGATCCTTCACTTAAAACGATTTTAATTTGGAATTTTGATGAATCTATTATCTCATTACTTCCTGAAGGAGATGTTCCTTACGCTAGTGCAGGAGAACAAACCTCATATAGTGGAACATTAAGTTCTAAAATTAATGATGCAGTGTCTAAAATGGATGAACTTAGTTCTAATTCTTTAGGATCTATGGATCAAGGAAGATCTACGATTCGAAAAGAATATACTATGTTTTATAATTTCGTAAGAGGAGGAAATAATGAATTGAGTTCTCTTCGTAGAGAAACGATGTTTATTAATATCCTTGAAGGTCTCCATCCAAGAGAAGCAGAAATTTTAGTGCTTGTTAAAGATAAGAGACTTCAAACTAAATATAAAATAACAAAAGAAATTGTCAGTGAATCCTATCCCGATATTCAATGGGGAGGACGTTCATGACAGTAACTGTGGGAGCGAAGAAAAAAATGGCAGAATCACCAAAAAAAGAAAAAGAAATTCTGCCCCATGAGTATGGATGTCAAATTCTTTTAGAAAAAACTACGCTTGAAAAAGCAAAAGACACATCGTTTCCTAATGATGCATATTTGATTTGGTATAATGTTGATGGAAAACAATATCTAGATCTAACACGTTGCCATAAAAGAGTTAGTCTATTTGATATGTACTATGATAAGTATGGTCCTGGATCAGTTCAAAAAATTGATTTTGGATATGGAAGAACTAACCCAAGACTTTGGGGGACAAAACAACCTGAAAAAAAGAAAAGAAAATGAGTGCAGGATTTGGTGGTCAAGGAAAAGAAAATAGAATTGGAAAAGACGCAAAAATTACTATTGATTTAGATAATATAGATATTGTTCTAAAGAAATATAAACAAATTAAAAAATATCAAAAGTCATCTCTGTTCGCTATCAAAACAATGGACGGCACAGAAGAGATTGTGAGTTCATTGATTAAGGAAGCGGAGGAGAATCCACTGTAAAATGGGGAAGCATTATCTACTTAACTTGTATGGATGCTCGTTTGTTCTTTTGGACGACGAGCGTTGTCTTATAGACTTATTGGAAAATGCAGCAGTTGCAAGCGGTGCTACAATAGTTCAAACTATTTCAAAGAAGTTTGAACCACAAGGAGTTACCGTTCTCTGTTTACTTTCAGAAAGTCATATTAGTATTCATACATGGCCAGAGGAAGGTAAGGCAGCAGTAGATGTATATACCTGTGGAGATTGTAATCCAAAAATTGGATGTGATATTATCATTCATCAACTTTTTGCTCAAAGTCATACTTTGAGTTATATTGAAAGATAATTGTAACAAAAGTTACAAAAGTTCTTGCCTAACTATACTAACGGGTCTATAATGACCTTACGTTCATCCTCATTTTAGAGGACGCAAGTAGGACGACGCGGAACGCATTATCGTTCATTCGCTATTCGGAAATAGTGAACGGAAACGCCGCCCAAAGGAACGGGAATTAAAACTCTCATTTCTTTAGGAGAAATTCAATGGCAAAAATTGTTTACAGAGGAGTTGAATATGATACTCAAAAGCGTCTTGAATATCAACAGCAGATGATGCAACAACCTCAACAATACGACGAAACCTATCGTGGTGTTAAGTTTGTAAAAGAGGGGCATAAGTGATGAAAAAACTCAACTTCCTACAACTAATTAAAGAACAAAAACAGAAAGAAGAGAGGCGTCAGAAAGCATCTCTTGCTACTCTGGTGGCAGCAAAATGATTAAGAGGGGACTTGACTCCCCTCTTTTTTTTATGTATAATTACCTTTGTGAGGGTTGATAAAAATGGATAAAGAAAAGCTTAAACTCATCATAAGGAATCTAGAGTCTCTTGTTGAGTGTCTTAAATCAGAAGTCTATTCTGATATAGATTCTTATAAACCAGAACCTCAATATGAAGAGATTGCTCCTTATATTGGCGATTATGATGAAGTCTTTTATGATGATGAAGAAGATGAAATTTATGGACCAGTAAAAATAAACAAGAAATGCAAACAAACTAATAATGATGGAGATGGACTGTGAAAGAAATGCTTGATGAATTTGAATTTATGAAACCAGAAGTTAAACTTGTTTCCGTAACACCAGATGCAGAAAAGCATATGGCTTATTGTGCAAGAGTTTCAAATCCAAAGAATCAGGATAACGAAAGTTTTGAAGGACTTCTTAAGTATTGTATTAAGCATCAACACTGGAGCATCTTTGAGCAAGCAACAATGACTGTAGAGATTAATACCACAAGAGGTATTGCTGCTCAAATTCTTCGTCATAGAAGTTTTACTTTTCAAGAGTTTTCTCAAAGGTATGCTGATACAAATCTTTTGAATCAAACTATTCCTCTTCCTGAACTTCGTAGGCAAGATGATAAGAATCGCCAGAACAGTATTGATGATCTTCCTGACTATTTGAAACTGACACTACTAGAAGACATCAGAATGCATTTTGAGCAGTCTCAGAGGATCTACAACCGCCTTCTGGAGAAAGGAGTGGCAAAGGAGTGCGCTAGGTTCGTATTGCCCTTAGCGACGCCCACAAGACTCTATATGACAGGTTCTGTAAGGTCTTGGATCCACTATGTAACTCTTCGCTCGGCCAATGGCACCCAAAAGGAACATATGGAGATTGCAGAAGCAGTTCGTTGTATCTTTACCTGTCAGTTCCCTGCAGTTTCTAAAGCACTTAGTTGGACTCGTGAAGGATGTTCTGAATGTGTAGATCCACCTGTAGTCCAGAAGCAATAGAACGAATGAGAGAAACTAAAAGAAAGTTAACTGAGTCTCAGGTTAAAGAAATTAAAAATAGTCTAGAAAAGGGTGTAATACTTGCATCTAAATACAACATAACTCCGTCTTTGGTTTCTCAAATTAGAAATGGAAAGGCATCTGGTTATAAACATATAATTTAGGAGGCGAAATTTTGGCAACATATCCCGTTTATAATAAACAAACTGGTGAACAAAAAGAAGTGAGTATGAGTGTTCACGATTGGGACCAGTGGAAGAAAGACAATCCTGAGTGGGATAGAGATTGGTCTGATCCATCAACTTGTCCTGCTTCAGGTGAAGTTGGTGAAGTTTATGATCGACTTAAAAAGTCTCATCCAGGATGGAATTCTGTATTAGAACGTGCTAGTAAGGTGCCGGGATCAAAAGTTAAACCTGTTTAAACCGTGTTATAATATAAAAGTGATATGGATGTATCTTCATTCACTGAACATATATTAAAAATTACAAATCATTTACAGAAATCTAAATGGCAAGAAGAAAAAGAGTAGACGATCAACCGATTGGTGTTGGAATGACTGCTAAACAAATGAAACGCAAGAAACCAATCGGTTTGGATTTAATGAGAGATATTGAACCTCTTACTGATAATCAAAAACTGTTATATCAAGCATACGAAAAAAATCAAAACATCGTTGCTTATGGTTGTGCCGGAACAGGTAAAACTTTTATTACTCTTTATAATGCTCTTCAAGATGTTTTAGATGAAAGAAGTCCTTACGAAAAGATTTACATCGTAAGATCTCTTGTTGCGACTCGTGAAATTGGTTTTCTTCCTGGAGATCACGAAGATAAATCCTCACTTTACCAAATCCCATATAAAAATATGGTAAAGTATATGTTCCAAATGCCATCTGATGCAGACTTTGAGATGCTCTATGGAAACCTCAAAACTCAAGGAACGATTAGTTTTTGGAGTACTTCTTTTATTCGCGGAACTACTCTGGACAATTCTATCATTATCGTAGATGAGTTTGCTAACTTAAATGGTCACGAGCTGGATTCAATTATTACTCGTGTAGGCGAGAACAGTAAAATTATGTTCTGTGGTGATGCTACCCAAAGTGATTTAATCAAAACAAGCGAAAGAAATGGTATTATTGATTTTATGAAAATTTTAAGAGTAATGCCCTCTTTTGATATTATTGAATTTGGAATCGAAGATGTGGTCCGTTCCGGAATAGTTAAAGAGTACCTAACAGCAAAATATGAGTTGGGAGTTACTCTTTAATATGTTAGTTCATAAAAGTTCCAGTTTATATAAATAATTGTAACTTTTATGAACTGTTAATGTATAAAATTTATTTAATTACCAATCTTTTAAATTATAAAAAGTACGTTGGAATAACAAAATTTTCTCTTGAAGAGAGGTTCTTACAGCACACTAAAAAAGGTTTTCTTTTAACAGAAGCAATTCAAAAATATGGAAAACAAAAGTTCTCAATAGAACTAATTGAAGAAGTTGAAAGCGCAGAAAGAGCGTATGAACTTGAAATGTTTTATATTCAAGAGTATAATACAAAGGCACCTAATGGATATAATTTGACTGATGGTGGTGATGGAATTTTTGGTTGGCAACCAACAGATGAATATAGACAAGAGTGTTCTGAAAGAGTAAAACAACTTCATAAAAATCAAAAAATTGGAATGTATGGAAAAAAACATACAAAAGAGACAAGACAAAAAATGAGTGAATCTTTAAAAGGAAACCAAAATTGTTTAGGAAGAGTATTATCTGAAGAAACAAAATCTAAAATTTCATCATCACATAAAGGAAAAACTTTAAGTAATGAAACTAAAAAGAAAATAAGTGAAAACCATCATAATGTATTCGGAGAAAATAATCCTATGTATGGGAGAAAACATTCTCCGGAAACAATTGAAAAAATTCGTCAAAAAGCATTAGAAAGAAAAAAGAAATGACCTTTACTCATCATAATTTTTTAGGTGAACTTGAACTAGAAAAGAAAGAAACAAACGGCATCCGCCTGTACCATCTTCCTGATGGTCAGTGGGTGCCTTCAATCACTTCAGTCACCTCTTTCTACAATCGTCAGATCTTTATTGATTGGAGAAAGCGTGTAGGACTTGAAGAGGCAAATCGGATTACAAAAAGAGCAACAGCAAGAGGAACTGACTTTCACCAAGTCTGTCAGGACTATCTTGAAAATAAAGAACTTGTCTGGAATGATTATCAACTCCTGACAAAGCATATGTTTCATCACGCGAAACCTTATCTGGATAAGATAAATAATATTCATGCAATTGAAAGAACTCTCTACTCTCAATACCTTGGACTTGCTGGACGAGTTGATTGTATTGCTGAATATGAAGGAGAATTAGCAGTCATTGACTTCAAGACATCAGAAAAAATCAAACCAGAGCAGTGGATTGAAAACTATTTTGTTCAAGAAACTTTCTATGCTGCTGCTTACTACGAACTCACAGGACAAGTTGTTAAAAAACTCATTACACTTATGGTGACTCCTGGCGGGGAAGTCAAGGTGTTTGACAAAAGAAACAAAGGGGATTATATTAAACTATTAGTTCGTTATATTAAAGAATTTGTACATCACAATACTGGGTCAGATGGAGAATGAATTAGAAAAAGCATTAGAGAATAAGTTCTTCTGTCCATCAAGATTTGCCCAAGAGATCGAAAATCTTGTTCAAGTCAATGTGGAAATGAGTTACATTGATGCTATTATTCATTTTTGCGAAAATAATAATATTGATTTGGAGTCAGTTCCAAAACTGATTTCCAAACCTCTGAAAGAGAAGATTAAATATGAAGCAATGGAACTTAATTTTCTCAAGAAGACTTCCAGAGCAAAATTAGTTTTTTAATATGTGGTATGTTTATGCCTATTTGAGAGAAGACAAAACTCCTTATTATATCGGAAAGGGAAGTGGTAAAAGATGTTATGTAAAACATCGTAGAAGTAATGGTGGATTTTCTCCTCCTGAAAAAGAAAAAGTACTTATTTTAAAAAAATTTAATAATGAAGAAGAAAGTTTTCAGTTTGAAAAATATATGATTTTTCTTTATGGAAGAAAAATTGATGGCGGAATTCTTATTAATGAATCTCTTGGTGGGTTAGGCAATAAAACTTTTCTTACGGAAGAGGAGAGGAATAAAAAAAGAAAAGAGTCGAGAGAAAAGTGGTTGGAAAAAAATCAAGACTACCACAAAAATTATTGGCAATTCAATAAAGAAAAATTAAATAATGAACAGAAAGAAAGATATTATAAAAATATAGAAAGTAGAAAAAAATATTGGCAGGAAAATAAAGAAGAATTTAATAAAAAACAAAGAGAAAAATATCATAGTGGAGAAAGTGAAAGTAGAAAAGAATACAAAAAGAAATATGGAGAAGAATATAGAAAAAGAATAGTGAAAACCACAAAGAATATATGAGAGAATATTATAAAAAAAGGAAACTTGAAAGTAATAATGGGGATGAATAAAGTGGTTCCATTTGATGCCTATAAATGTTATCTATCATTAAAAAGGCATTTTATAGATGATAAGTATGATTATTTTAAGTACTGTGGTAAGTCTAGAGCAACCGTTCAATCCTTCTATAAACGAAAGGACAGAATGTGGTTCGAAAAGATTTCACGACAAAAATCAGATCAAGAAGTTGTAGATTTTTTTGTTGCTAACTTTGTATCTTGCCCTGATCCAGAAACACTTTGGATTGGTGAGATGATGAAAGAAGGTGAAGCGAGATACCAAAACTGGCAAAAAAAGATTCAGTCTCTTTCATATTTTTTTAAAGAGGAAAGTCAATCTCTATTTGGTGAAAATAAGTTTCAAGACATATTCAAATGTGCAAAAGGACATCCTATTCTCTTAAAGAAACATTTGAGTGGTCAAGTATCTCTTGAAACAATGGTTCTTTTGGATAAAGTCTTTGCCTATTCAAGAAATTTTGATAAAAAACTCCAAGATCCAGTGTGGGAAACCGTCAGTCGTAGAATTAAAAAATATAATCCATTTCTAAATATTGATGTACTTGGTTATCGTAAAATTTTGAAAGAGATCATTCTGGAGGATCAATGAGTTTTTTTAGTTCCGAAGTCGTCCGTGCTGAGATGACGGAAATTGCCGAACTTCAAGAACAAATCTATGGAAACATTTTTAAGTTTCCAACGATGAGTAAAGAAGAGAAACTTGAGCACGTTGAAGTTCTTGAAAGACTCTTGGATAAACAAAAAGTTCTTTATACAAGAATGAGTTTATCTGATGATCCTGAAGCAAGAGAAATGAAAGAACGGATTATTAGTTCTGCAATTATGATGGGTATGCCTCCTGGCACTGATATGAATATTATCTTGAACAATATGTCCAAGATGCTTGATGTGATGAAAGAACAGATTGACAAAACAGGGTCAGACCTGTAGAATAACGAAGTACACAAAGGCCAAATCCTACTAATACGAGGTAATCCGAATGTCTTTTGAAAATCTTAAAAAGCAATCCAAACTGGGTTCTCTGACTTCTAAACTGGTAAAAGAAGTTGAGAAGATGAGCACCGCAAGCAGTGGAGAAGATGATCGTCTCTGGAAACCTGAGATGGACAAAACTGGAAACGGTTTTGCTGTGATTCGTTTCCTTCCTGCTCCTGAAGGTGAAGAACTTCCTTGGGCAAAGATGTATTCTCACGCTTTCCAAGGTCCTGGTGGTTGGTATATTGAAAACTCTCTGA